CGCAATACTTCCTGCCGTCCCTGTACTCCACATTACCGCCCCATTTCCTTATCCCGCGTCAGCCGCCGCTTTCCTGTCACGGTATCTCCTTTGAGCGGCTCTCTGAGCGTGGGCTTTCTGGCACTCCCACCTAGTCCGTTCCAACGCCTCCATGCCCATCCGGCAGGCCTCATTCACGGGGTCTATACTTTCGTAATGCTCCCGGTGTTCCGGGTTCAGGATTTCAATTGCTCGGTCAATTGTCATCGGTTTCATCCTCCAGATCCATTTTGCATCCACACCCCGGGCAGTAGTTGTACCCCAGCAGCTGCACATCCTCGTCAATCTCAAAGCACCATTCTCCGCCGCAGGCAGAGCATTGGATTGTTACAAGACTGTTCCAATCATCGTCAGTTCGCAACCACTCCCCATGCCGCACCGGTTCCACGTCGGCGGCGGGAATCGCTTCAAGTTTATCCAGCATTTCCTGCAACATATCGTACTCATCTGCATCGGCTGCAAACTTTCTGCCCCATAATCCAACTGGGCATAGCTTCTTTTGCTCACCTTCGATTACCACACTCGCCGCCTCCCGGCTAATGTAATCACTCATTTCAATTCCTCCACATAGCACCAACTCTGGGGCGGTTTTTCTACCGTGCAATCATGGCACGTCCCGCACTTTGGAATGGCGATACCCAGGTCGTTGTATTTACATTCACGGTTCCATGGTTTGAAACGATAGAGTGGCTTCGGCGTATCGTAGATTTCCAACTTGGAAATGTGCCAGCCGTACAGTGTTGCGCCTTTTCCGTAGTCCCACAAAGCACCGTCCACAAGCCTAGTCTGCGCCACAAAGTAATCATCCACATCGTAGATTCCATACGGTTCTGTTTCCGCCTTGATGGTTTCAACCCGGTCGCAAATAAACTCCCCAATGACCTTGCCCCATGAGCCGCGCAGTCTGCGTGCGTCGTTGCCTTGCGTGCAGTAGATGTAGCATTTGAACGGCGTGTCCAGCTTTGGCCTGGTTTTTCGCACCTCAACGGTCTTCTCACCTCTGGCAATCTTCTCCACCCACTCCGGGCGGATACTGATTAACACCGCCTTGCCCATCAGTAGCTCCCTCCCGTATCCATCGGAATCCCGCCCTGTGCCGCACCGATCATCAGACGAACCGTGTCAAAGCTATCGTCATAGACGGAGCTGTCCCCGTCTCGGTGCCAAAAACACGTTTCTCCCCCGAATGCAGTGATAGACGAAATATCGTCCAGGTTTAACAGATACGGGGCGTCGCCTTTGTGTACCTCGATAAATTTAGCCATTGTCAGCCCTCCTGTTCCATGCTTCAGCAGCTTGTTCTTCCGTGTCGTAAATATACACACCGCCCAAAATCCCGCCATCGCACTCATAGCTTGCAATCGGGCATTCCGGGTTTTCCTCGTGAGCGTGGTGAAGCATAAAGCCAAGCCCACTATAGGGATGTTCTCTATATGCCTCATCATGCAGATTTCCTTCGTCATCGCACAGAACAAGGCTAACTTTACCCCCGCAGAGCGGCAGGGCTTCAATTCGATTTCTTCCATCGTTATCTCCTTCCCGCCCGGGTTGCCCCGGGCTTATCTGCTATCTAAAAATCACTACCATAGACGGAAACGGTGCTGGGTTCATTGCTGCTCCGTTTTCATCTTCAAATTTTAACCGCCCACGCAGAAACCGAATTTCCGCTTTTCCGTATATGTAATCGTGGAAATAGCTTGTGTCCGTCCGTGCCGGAATCAGCATGACGATTGTAACACCCCCACAAACATGTTCAGAATATGCCTTTTGAACCCATTTCCCGATCTCCCGGCCATATGGCGGATTGCAGAACACGGCTCCGTATCCGCTCCAAGGAAGGGAAAGGCCGTTCATTTCAGGGGTGAAAAAACAGTTGCACTTGGCGTTCTCTGGTGTAGCGGCGGCATCTAAGCCAAAATGGAATTCCTGGTCCAGTTTCTGAAAGAAGTCTTTCGGCGTTCGCCAGTCCATTTTTACGCTGGAAAATAACGCTTTGTTCATCCCATCACCCACCACGGTTTGCGATTCCTCGCAGGCTATCAGAACCTTCATTTCTCCCCCTCGCTTTCCTCCACCGGGGAGCGTAGCCATTTCAGCCAGCATTCCTTGCACTCTTTCGTGAGATCGCAGGTAGGATAAGGTGCTGGGCAATAATGGATATTTCCAAGGTACTCCGCCAGCTCCTCATCCGTCATGTTCCGGATGCGGTCGGCGTTGGTCAGCGGCTCATACCGGTCTTTCAGGCCTTCATCGTGAATGCAGCCGTCGCAAGCCGCCCATCCACCCGGGTCAATTCGGTACTTGCAGCTGGGACACTTGTCAGATTTATTCCCCATCACTCTTAGCCTCCACAAACTCCCCGTTTTTCAGCATGTACGGCGTATCCGCTTTGATTTTTTCGCCATCGACATACTCCGTTTTCACACATACCGGAACGTATCGTTGCTTTGCTCCATCGTATTTCCACTCCGCAAGTGTAATCCAGCAGCCAATTGGCGCTTTTACCACAGAGCCATGTCCGGCGCAGCAAATCACGGAATCGCTTCCAGTGCAGTTAATCCGGGCGTAGTCCCCGGAACTGCCAATCCGGGCGTAGTCCCCGGAACTGCCAATCCGGGCGCAGTACCCGGAGCTGCCAATCTGGGCGTAGTCCCCGGAACTGCCAATCTGGGCGCAGTACCCGGAGCTGCCAATCTGGGCGGAGTTCCCGGAACTGCCAATCTGGGCGGAGTTCCCGGAACTGCCAATCTGGGCGGAGTTCCCGGAATCAACGTTTTCACTTGGCGTCTCAGCAATAGTCTTTTCCAGCACAAAATCCACGCACGCCTTGACAAAGCCGGATAATCCCAGTTTTACGCCGATTTTCAGCTTTCGGGAGCAGAACTTTTTCTTATCATCCGTCTTTGGCTCGTCCAGCGCTTCAACTTCGGCAAACTCGTTCGGCGTTCCATCAGAGCGAATCAAATCGTAATAGTCCAGAACGTCAAAGGGGCTTTCGCAAAAGTGCATTCCCTTTTCACAGATTTTCGCCTCCGGTTCCTCGAAGACGGTATTTTCCTGATACTGCTTATCCTTGCAGATCAAGCCGGGGTTGAATCCTTTGTAACCTTTCATTTTGCATTTCCTTTCTGTTTTCCTTTATTCCCCCGAGGGACTTTCCCCCACCGGGGCGGGGTGCAATTCCGCCTTACCGACTTGAAACAGCCGTACATTTTCGCCTTGCTCATGCTCAAAAACAATCCCTTCTCTCACCAAATCCGGGTGTTCGTACCGGAAAAATTGGCGTTGTTTTTTGTGGTTTCCAATTGATTTCATGATGTTTTTGTTCCAGTTATCGATGAAATACTTTTCCCATGCCTTGCAGCCGTCCCCGTTGGTGGGGCAATCGTCCCGCGTGCAGTTTCTGCAAAATGGGCTGGCCGAATCGATGTACTGGCCGGGTTTTTCTCTCATAATGCGTCCCTTCTTTCATCTGCGCCCGCCGCCAGAACCTGCCGTATGGCTTCCAGCTCAGCGTCCCCCAGCTCGCCGGACGCGCCCTTAGGAATATCAGGCTTCCCATAGCGCCTAACCGGTGGTGCTGACCCAGCGCCGCCTCTGTCCTGCTCTTTGGCGAGCCAGCCGTTGATAAATCGCTGTACCCCACCCTTGGTTTTTCGCTTGGATGGGTTGGCGTCACACCATCCGGCCATTTTCCGCAGCTCTGCCAGGATATCAACGGCGGGGTAGAGTTCTGCCATTTGTCCACGTCAGCCTGAAAAACAGGGTAAAGGGATTTATCATTCAGCATGATCTGGCACACCGGCGGCGTGGAGGCGGCGTCCGGCTCCGCGCCTATACTCTCCTTTACTCTACTTTTCTCTACTCTACTCTCCTCTACTCTACTATGTCTTTGGATGTCAGCATTTTTTGAGAAAATGTTGACATTTCTGCTTGAAATGTTTACATTGGGGCAAATTTTGGCGCACTCGACCAGAAGGATGTTGTAATCGACTTCAAGACTTTTACGGCGGCTGACTGCCTCGAAGTACCGCTTCTGAATTCCACGTGAAGTCAGAACGTGATACTTGTCATATATCTCTTTGTCGAACATCCCTCGTCTGATAGAAGCCTCTATTATTTCGGAAACGACGCTCCCACCCAGCCCGCACCTTCGGGCGAACAAAAGCGCAACCTCCTCTGTCCATTCAATGTAATAACCCTCCTTGCCGTATATCTCTTGCAGCAAGTGAACGATTACACCAAATCCTGTCAAGCCATATTCTGCTTCTATCAGTTCAAATTTCTTGTCCAAGCAAACATCAAGCGGAAAGAAATCAAGTCCGCTTTTGATTGCCATAGTTTACTCCTCGCTTCCCAGCCTAGGGAATAGAACAACTTGAAGGCCGCGACTGCCAAAAATGTCAACTATGTGTTTTACTTCTTCTTTGGATATATCATTCAGTCGGAGAAGATTATCTCGAATGCCATCCAATTCAAAGATATCCTCGGCATCGGTGACGATAACGTCATATCTCATTGCGCATTCACCTCCTTCACCAGCGAATACCTTGCGAAGCACGTCCGCTCTCCGTATCGGTTCTTCCCGGTGACGGTTTCGCTCTTGATGGGAACACCCTGAGCTTTCAAATCCCAGATCCTTGCACCAAGACGGTAACAGCCGTACTCTGTAACAGCCTCGGCCTGAGTGATACTCCCATAGTCCTGCAAATGCCGCAGGATACGCTCACACTGTGTCACGGGGCGCCTCCTCTCCGGTGAGACGAACCGCCACGCATGGGCGGGTGCCGTACCGCTTGCAGACTGTGGCGTCTGTGATAGCTGCATCATCCTTGTAGGCGATACCGTTCAGGGCATCGCACACAATCTTGCCTATGTTGTCCCAGTCGGGTTTCACCATGGGGAGAATCTGATTGTCAATCGCTTCGGCCTGCTTGCGCTTGCTCCACGAATGGGGAACGGGGTAGATTGCCGCAATGTCAACCCGGATAGCGCCTGTGAACTTTGCCCCGTGGGCTTCGCACTGGTATGCCCATGCCACCAGCTTTTCATAGTCCTTCGTTTTCTTTGGGGTGTATGTCTCACCGTTCTGGGTGAAGCGGGGGCGCTCCTTCCCTTGCGGAACGCCGGGAATCGTAAATTCAATCGTCACGTTTTCGCTCCTTCCTTTGAAGTTGGCGGTTTCACCTCCCACCGCCAAGGGGAAATACAAACTATACTGTCAATCTTTTTAGGGAAAGATTGATTTTTCCGGCCTAGAACGGCAAGGCGGGGTCGTCTTCGGTGATCTCCTGATATCCTCCGAACCCCTGCTGACTGTATCCGTTGCCCCGGTTCGTCTGCTGTGGGGCGCTGGGCTGCCCGTATCCGGCGTTTTGCGCCGTCCCGGTATTGGTGGTATCCTGAGAATTGCGCTTGCTGGAAAGCAACTCAACGCTTGTGGTCACTATCTCAAACGCCCGGCGCTTGTTCCCGTTCTTGTCCGTCCAGTCCCTGGCTTGCAGTGCTCCGGAAACGGCTACGATGTCGCCCTTATGGCCGTACTGCGTCAGGTACTCAGCGCCCTGACGCCATGTGACGAAGTCCAGAAAATCGGTGGCATCCTTCGTCATTGGCCGCTTGACGGCGAGACTGTAGGAGCAGACCGCCGTCCCATCCTGGGTTCTTCTCAGCTCCGGGTCGGCGGTGAGCCGCCCGACAAATTGACAATTATTCATGTGTTCTCCTTCCTGTAAATCAGATCGTTTTCATTCCAGCCGGGATAAATGCCCATCAGGTACTCCCGGAAATACGCCCTCATTTCCATTCTTGCCGTGGTCTGGTCGTACCGGTTGTGACATCTGGGGCAGAGGGTAAGCCCGTTCTGGGCAATGCCAAGCCCTCCCTGCGCCCGGGATATGTAGTGGGCGTTGCTCCATGCCAGAGGGGCAGGGGCGGGAGCGCCGCAGAATACGCAGCACGTCCAGCCGTCAATGCTGTCCCGCTCGGCAATCGCCATTTTCTCGCCCCGGGTGAAGTCCCTCGCTTTGGTATCCTTCCTCAACGCCATTCCTCCTTGAGCAGTTCCAGCTTGTCCGGGGGCAGGGTTTCAATGTCCAGCGCCTTGCAGTCCTGTATCAGATTGTCGATCAGCCGCGCCATTTGTTTGGTGTCGTAGGTGCTGGAACCGTGGTATGCCGCCAAGTTCCGGCACCCAGGCACCTGAGACGCGCCCAGGCTGTCCACCAGCCATCCAAGGCCGTTTTTCTGCCAGCTCCGTGTGAAGCGCTCCACGTCCTGTTCCCGGACGCACATAGGCGTGTAATTGTCTCCCACGCCACGAACGGCGTTCCGGTAGACCTCTACCGGGGGAGTCCCCATAGCGGCGGCAAGCTTGTGAATCAGCACCCAGGCATAGGCGTTTGCGTCCAAGCTCCGCTTTTCCCGGTGCTCTTTCAAGGTCAGATCGTAGGGCGTGGCTTCATTTTTCGGATAAAGGCCATTGCCTTGCCCAACTCGGAACGGGAGGGCTTGACCATCAGCCAGCCGCCTTCCAGTTTGGCCTCGGTGAATGTAAACTCCGTCATGATTGCTGCCACACAAACGCCCGAAGGTTCTTTGTGTCATTACGGATTGCAAGTCCGGTGATCCGCCCGGTCTTCTCGTCATAGGCGATTTTCTCAACGCTGAACTTATCGTAGCAGTTGAACCGGGTCTTTCCATTGAAGGAAGATGCTTTGATCTCTGCCTTATTGCTGGGAATCCAGACAAACGGGGACGTGTAGAGTTCCCTGCCGATGCCCCAGCGGAACCCGGCGCGCTTGAAAGCGTCGCTTGCCTCGCCCTTTTTCTGGTTGCCTTCCTCGTCCTCCCGGCTCTCGATACCGCAGTCCCATTTCCATTGGATGCCACCGTTTTCCTGGATAATCCCGATACCGGCGTACAGATTGCCCTTGATCTCCTTGTAGTCGTTCGTCCAGTTGCCAGCCCCTACAGTCTCGTCCAGCAAGTCCATATCCGTCCTCGCCGTCTTGTACAGCAGACACACCAGACCATTTCCCTTGACCTGCTTGACCTTGACCTCAATCTCGTCAGCGGTCAGGAACCGAAACATTCTCGCCATTGTCTTCCTCCTTAAATTCCAGCGGGCATTCATACCCAACTGTTGCTCTTGTATCCAGCAGATACTCCCCGGTCAACCGGCACTGCTTCCGGGCGTATGTTTCCATACACGGGCACAAATCACAGCACACATGACCCTCCGGGAAGTAAATGCTTGCCGTGGCCTTCTCGTACCACAGGCAGCTTTTTTTATCCGCCATAGTTCACCGCCTCCATCATTCTTCATCCTCCTGCAACGGCTCAAACCGTTTTATAGCGATACCGCCTTTGTACGGATATGCCCGGTATTTTGCCCCGGGGGGAACAATTCCGCCTAAGCTACCTACGCTGATATAAAAGCCTGAACTAACTTTGTTGATTTTTAATGTTCTACCAATTTTTTGCGGAATAAAAACGACGTAGTTCTTGCTTACTTTTATCCCAACAGTGTTTTCGCCGTTCCAAAACTTTGTAGCAAGAGCGTTAATGTAGGCAACGCGCCTCTTATCATTCGAGAAACTGACAGCCGGAACATTGACTCGATTGTACGGCCTAATGTAGATATCCTCGAATCTTTCCGATTCGCTGATGATGATTCCGTCCTCCATTATTCCTCCACCTCCGCTTCCTCGTTGAACTCCGTCATGGAATCGATGCAATCCAGGCAGTAGAACTCATCATGCGCCGGGATATATACCAGTTTGCTGTCTGTGATGGGACATCCGCACCTGGCACACTTCGGGAGTGCCGCTTCCCGAAAGTCGGCATCCGCTGCCAACTGTTCAGCCTGTCGCCACGGCTCCATGCTATCAAAAACGTCCATTGACTTTCCTTTCTCAGTTTGATATACTGTAAGTGGTAGAGATTTTTTTATCGCTTGCCGTCCCCGGTGCTGTAACATCGGGGGCGGCTTTTTATCTCCCTCTGATGCACCGCCCGATACCGGCACCCATCAGGATAGCGCACACCCACATTGCGGGAACTGCCGCACTGTCTGCCAGCAAATCGGCCTGCTGCCACCAGAAAAGCACCAGATTCAGCCCCGCATATGGAAGGACGCGGAACACGCATCCCCTGATATTGAACGGCTTCCGGTTCTCCGGCACCGGCTCCCACCGGGCATCCACGGGCTTATTTCTGCTTGCCATATCGTTCACCTCCTGTCGTGGTTTTTATGGACTACGTCGAAAAGCTCAACATTCTCATTGTCAAACGTCCTGCTTTCCTTCGTTTCCATCAAAAGGGATTCCCGCAACTTGACGTTTTCCTCCCGCAAGCGGCGGAATATCTCCGCCATAGTGCGAAGCTGGGCAACCTCGTTCGGCGTCATTTGGCGTTCTCCTTGTAGGGCAGACACAATCCATACGAACATACTGCCCCAGCCCCGCTCTATTTTCGAACCGGCCCTCCCCCTTGCTGGATATTTCCGGATTAACCAGCGTTACGATTTCGCCGATTTTGAAATAGTGGTGGCATTTTCCGACAGGGCGATTTCCGGTAATCACGAACTTATCTCCCACCTTCAGCTTGCTCACCTTTGGCTTGCTCTCTTTGGGCTTGTCCTCCTTGCGCTTCTTCTCAAACAGCCGATCAACGGCGACCCTTGCGCCCTCCGCTCTGCTGTAGGTATCCGTCGGATTGCACCGGGCTTCTGCGGTCTTCACGTCCCGCCCGCCCCGTTTCAGGACGGCCGTGGTAATCATCCCGTCAAAGCGGAGTTCCACGGTGCAGGGTTCCCGCTCAGGCTCTGCAAGGCCGGAAATCCAGCTTTCTCTGAACACCCAGTGGGAGCCAGCACAAGCGCCGCTCTCAATGATTGCCTCTTTGAGAAAGTAGAAAGTCCCTGAGTACAAATTCCACTCAACCCCGCTTACGGTAAGTGTTTTCCCAAGGTATTTTCCCAGTTTGTCAAAAAATACGATATCTTTTGGCCGCTCACTCACAATCCGCACCTTATCCCCAACTTTGTATTTCGCCATAAATAACTCCTTTCAATTTCGGCATTCTGCCGTAGATTTCAAATCCATACTTTTCCGAGCTGTGCTGTGCTGCGCCGTTGCGTAGGCTTTCGATGCTTTTCCATGCCTCTGCAACGCTTATCATTGCTGTTCATTGCCGAGCCCTAGCGGTGCGTGTCCATGCTGTCCAATGCCTCTGCAACGCGACTCTCATCTAGGCCATTGCTGAGCGAGGCCAAGCTACGCTATGCCCTTGCGCCTTAGATCAGCTCGTATGTATAGCGTCCCTTCCCACTGTTTCGCCACTGGCCGATACCCCGAAGCTTGCCGTACTCCAGGCATTCCAGTGCCAGATCGTGCATGTCCTTGGTCAGGCAATCGATCTGAATCTCAATGGAAGTCCCTGCCGGTGCTGTCTCGCTGCTGGAAAGGGCAATCCGCTCACCCTGCGCCGTGGATGCCCGGAGGGGGCGCTCACACACGCCAATCTCGCCGCCGTTCAGGTCCAGGGGAATCTTTCGGGGGGAGACAAACAGGAGGCCGTCGATTTCCTTTTTGTACGCCTTGATCTTGCTGGCCTTTGTGCCGGGAACCTTCCGAAGAACGCCGCAGGAATCCTTGAAAAAGCCCTTGATCTGGTAGTCATACAGGAACGGCTGCCCGTTCTCGTCCCGGGGGAATACCGTCATGGATTTCTCCATCATGCCGTCCACGCCGATTGCGGCGACTTCCTCTTCCATGCTCTCGGCGTCGGGAGCCTTGGAAGCGATGAACTCCCGGTGCAGCTCCTTATTTCCGCTGCACGTACCCAGAAGTTCCTCAAAAAATGTGATTCTTGCCTTGATTTTGCTGATTTCCATTTGACTTTTTTCCTTTCTTTTGGTAAAATAAAGATGATTTCCATTGACTGCCGCTCTCGGGTGTTCCGCACGCCCGGGGGCGGTTTTCTCGTTGCAACGCGCACCATATCAGTGCCCTTGCCCAGCTGTGCTTCCCCTTGCCTCTGCTCTGCCTTGCTTTGTTGTCCCTATCGGTGCCCTTGCTGTGCGTGCCCTCGCCTAGCGATTCTATGCAATGCCCTTGCGACGCTGTGCGCTGCGCCGCTGAGCCGATCATAGCCCTTGCTCAGCCACTCGGTGCCAAGCCGCGGCTTCGCCTCCCCGTGCTATCCTCGCCTTTGCAGCGCCTACCACTGCTCAGCCTCGCTACGCCACCGCGTGGCTGATCACTGCAATTCCCTCGCAAACGCCCGTATCTCCTTCTCAGAGTACCCCAGGGTTTTCAGAATCACCGCCGGGTTGGGGTGGAGGGTGGTCACCAGCTTTTTCAGGACGCTTACCCGCATTTCGGTTTTGCCCTTCCGATAGTTCCGAAGGGTCTGATGGTCTACCCCGGTTTTTTCTTCTAGCGCTACAGCGTTATCGCTCTGAATCCCCGCCAGGGACAGCAGCGGTCGATTTCCTTCCAGAAATCCTCCACTGCGTAGCGCTCGGCATACTGCCGGATTCTAGGCATTGTCTTTCCCCTCGCTCTCTTTATCTGCGGGCTTTACCTTGGGGGCAAGGATATTCGCCATATCCACCAGCCCCTCCACATAGTCCTGACCCTTCACCTTTGCGATGTTGTCCAGGATGTTCACGATTTTCTCAGGCATTTTCATTTCCTCCTTTACTTAATTTTTTCATTCAAGCTGAATGCCAGCTCCCCGATATTTTCTTCACCGTCAAGCCCCGTCGAGCAATTTCCGGGTGGTCGTGCCTTTTACATGGGGATGGATACCCAATACCCAGAGCCATAAAAGCGGGGGCGCTCATATTGTCACGGTGTCCTCTGCATTTACACGGGCTTGGAACCGTCCAAGGCTGCATTACACCGGGCGGGTTGCCCCGCGTGGTCTGGTTTGCTAGGATTGCTTGCTGCTAAAAATTTTTGAAAAATGTTTACCCAAGCCCCTTGAAAACTTTCTTAAACTGAGTTAAAATTGTTCCGTGCCTACTGGCATAGGAAGGAGTGGTCGCCGTGACCAAACTTTTGACTTTGCCTGCTCCCGTCTGCATGGGCTGAGCGGCTGATTCCGGCGGAGGCCTCAGAGAAGAGGGAAACAAACACACGCTGATGTGACAAGCAATCACATCCCACCGGGTTCAGCGCTCCATGTAGTCTGCCAGCAATACGGCATTTGCGGAACCAAAACCGCAAAAGTGGCGGAGTTCCTCAAGAAGTTTGAGGTGCTGTCTCAGGCGGCGAAAGCCTGCAAGGGGCATAGGGTAAACAAATTTGGTAGCAAATCGGTGGGAACAGCACTCCTGCCGATTTGCTGTCTGTTGAAGTTCTTCTTCAACTGTGTCTTAAGTATACATCAACTTCGTCTAAATGTCAAGCCCTATTTTAAGAATTTTTTGGACTGAGTTGAAAATAGTTCTTGATTTTAACTAGAACCTGTGGTATAGTTATGGCAAGAGGAAAGGGGGTGGTATTATGGATACAATCGCAAGCAGAATTATAGAGGTATGCGCAAAATGTGCCGATGGGAATATGAGCGCGTTCGCGCGAGAGATTGGAGTTACCCCGGCATACATCTCTAAATTGAAGAATGAACCAGATCGAATGCCGAGTGACCGCACGATTTCCGATATCTGCCGCATCTTCGCCATCCGGGAGGAATGGCTGAGAACAGGCAGTGGAGAAATGCAGCCGCCGATGACCAAAGAGGAAGAAATAGCCCAGCTTGTGAACGGAGCCATTAACGGTTCCAGCGAGTTCAAGCGGGCAGTTATCAAGATGATTTGTTCCCGGACGGACAGCGAGCTGGAAGCCCTGGAGGCCGCGCTCCGAAGCGTATACGAAAATCTATAAAAAGAGCCGGGGCGCTTACCTGAAACGCCCCGGCTCTATGTACATTCGCTATTTTAAGAATCCACGCACAAACCCCCGCACCTGATAAAGATAGCCCAACGGCAGCTTTCGCAGTTGCTCCACAATCCACGCAATAATTTCCTCTCTGGTTTCCATATTTTGTCCCTCCATTGTGTATTTATAAACGTTTGTTTGATTACGTAGCGTATAATAGCACGTCATGTGTCCAATAAACCGGACTAATTAGAAAAATGCACAAAAATTTTTCTTTTCGTTGAAATTATTTTCCGAGCGTGGTATTATTTTATTGTAGAATTTTATGGAAAGAGGTATCCACTATGAAAAAAGTAATCGCTTTTCTGCTTTGCCTTTGCTTGGTGCTGTCCGGGTGCAGTGCGTCCACGGCTGAGACGCAGCCAGAGACCACGGAGGCCACGCCTACAACGGTAGCCACGGAAGCACCCACCGAAGCGGCAACGGAAGCGCCCACGGAAGCGGTCGCCGCCGAAGAGGGAACCATTGCGGAAACCGTGGTGTATGACGATGGCACTTTCAAACTCACGGCGAAAGAAATTGACTATTCCGATGACTACAGCATCAAAATAAAAGTCCTTGCGGAAAATAACTCTGATAAAAACGTTTCTTTCACTGGAACTCAATTCTCAGTAAATGGAATCACAATGTATTGTGGATTACATGAAAATGTGGCTCCCGGCAAGAAATCAAACGGTTCCATTGATATTACCCGTGAAAATTTGGAAAAGTACGGAATTAAAAGTATCGCAACTGTAAAGGCGCAAGATGCCTATATATACAACAAAGATGATAAGAAGACAATTACAAGATTCCAGTTTTCCCTTGAAACTTCCATTTCTGACGGATATGTGCAGGAAATTGATAAGTCCGGCCAAACCATATATGATAAAGATGGCATAATTATAAAGTACCGTGGAATTGAAACGGACTGGACGGATAACGAAATTCTTTCATTCTATGTAGAAAATAGAACAGATTCCGATATCAATATTTTTTCCGATGACGTTTCTGTAAACGGATTCATGATTTATGGTAGCATGGTTGCGCACGCATACGCCGGGTGCGTAACGTATGACGGGCTTAGTTTCCTATCATCTGATTTAGAGGAAAACGATATCGATTCTATAGAGGAAGTTTCTTTTTCTTTGCACGCATCCGATAGCGAAACGAAGAAGCGGCTGTGGACTACAGATGAAATTACAGTCGGGCGGGTGCCGCAGCAAGACGCCACTCCCAATACCGAAGCCGCAACGCCGGCCACTGAGGCGCAAAACGAAGATACAATAAAAATCGGTAATTTGGTATTCCCCGTTGATAAAGATAGCACCATCAAAGAAGCGGGCGAAGGGCTTACAGATATAACATTGCCAGATGGAAACACTTATATTGGTATTTACGTGAGGCAATTCTCTGGGGATGAATCCGATATCATGCGGACATTTAAGCCCAAAACCCAGCATTCGGCGTGTGTAGAGGCTTTAGTTGGGAACAACGCCGCAGCAACCGACCATACAACCTGCAAAATCCTCGGCGCCACGATCAATCTTGATCTTGTCGCGTCGTCCGGCGGCCTTACGGGGATAATTGGAACATTTGATGATGGAGAATATATTTACACAATCATATATGCCTTTTCCGGTACGGGTTCTGCATCTTCGCGCGGCGAGCAATTTACAGAGTTTGCCAATGGCATCACCACGGAAAAAGAATCTCTGGAAATTACGTCCGTCAAGTGATGATTGCCCCGCCACCCGTGCCACAAGGTGGCGGGGCTTGCCGCCGGTAATGCCGTGTGTCCCTTGCCGGTTGCACCTTTACCATAGCCCCTACCACTATAAAAGTAAACGCGCAAATCGGACAATCCGTTTACACGGCGTAGATTTTGCGTGCCAAAATGAAAGGAGCGAGTTATTTTGCCCACGGAGGAACGTATTTTGGCGCTGCATGAGCAAAGCCTGACGTTGGTGGAAAAAATCAAGACCGCCAAGCAGCAGCAAGGCAAAACCGTTCAGCAGCTGGCCGACGAGACCGGGATACCGAGAACGACCCTAAACCGTTTCTTTGCCGGGACACTGATGAACCCGGGCTTCATGGATGTGTGCTCCCTATGCGCAAGCCTGGAATTATCCGCAGACGAGCTTATCGGGCTTTCCCCGCAGAAAAGCGACGATTCCGTTACCGTGGATTTTTTGCAGCTTGAACTCGATCACAAAGACGAAATGTTGCAAGAAAAGGACGCCGCAATATCCCGCCTTCTTGATCGGAGCCGGATACAGGAGGCGGGAATATCTGCCCGGGATACCAGAATCCGCAAGCAAAGCGACGCCCTTTCAGAAAAAGACAGTGCGCTTGCATCCGCACAAAGGGAAGATAAGCCCTTGATTTACGGGCAGTGCGCGTTAAACATTCTGCTGGCGGCGGTACTCATAATCTATATGGTGCTGGATGCCCGGAACACGGAAATGGGCTGATTCGCTCCGAAAAGATTTCTGCGGTGATTTTATTCGGTGCGGCAGGAATCGCCGCTGTTTTTATGCTCACGGCATTTTTGATTTTCCACAAGCTTTTAAGTGGAGGTGAACGGGATGGCAAAAAGAAAAAAGGAGCCGGAAATCAGGCTCCCAAAAATTAAGCAGCTCCCTCCGGGGCGTGGCACACACGTGTATACTTGGGCGGGCATCGAACATCAATTACACGTGATACTTATGAGGAATGTCTATCAGAATACCTTGCAGTCAAAAACGGCATTCTGGAAGCTCAGGAGCGGCCACAGGGGCAGCTTACGCTAGGCGAAGCAGTAGACGCATACATAGAGAATACCCGTGATTTAGTCCGCCGTGGTCGGCGCTCTCCGTCTACGGTATACGGCTATATCAGATATCGGGATAATACCTTTCAGCGGGCAATGGCATACAATATCTACACCACGCCGGACGCACGATGGCAGGCCGCTATAGACGATGAAAAGAAAATGGGCAGATCCCCGAAGTACATCAAGAATGCGTGGGGGCTAATGTCGGCAGCAATCAAAAAAGAAACCGGGAAGCAGCCGAAAGTCGTCCTTTTCGAGAAAGAGGACAACGAGCGGCCATTCCTAGAGCCTGACCAGATTGATATTTTTGTTGAGGCCGTAAAAGGTGATCCGGTGGAAATCCCGGCACTGCTTTGCTTATCCAGCTTACGCCGCTCTGAAATGTTGGCTCTGACGTGGGAGAATATCGATTTTGCAAACAGGGCAATTTATGTTCGTGGTGCAAAAGTCCGTGGTGAAGACGGGCTGAAGCTCAAGCCGCAGAACAAAACGAAAAAATCCCGTCGCCCCGTGCCTATGATTCCACCGCTTTACGATGCACTTACGGCCGCGCCGAAAGATACGGAATTTGTTGTAAACGCCGCGACATGTACGCTATTCAATCGCATCAACAAAATATGCCGGGAAAACAACTTGCCAGAGGTGGGGATGCACGGATTGCGGCACAGCTTCGCCTCGCTGGCCTACCATATGGGAATCCCGGAAATGATGGCGGCGGACATAGGCGGATGGAAAGACTTAGGGACGATGCGCAAAATTTACACGCACTTAGCGGAACGGGATATTGCCAAACGCTCGAAAGAGTTCACGGATTATTTCACGCCAGAGGCAATGAAAAACCGCAAAATTGGCAATGACACGGGAAATGAAAATTAAAAATTGCTAGTGCCGCAACATATTTACAAATTTATCATGTGGGTTCGAATCCCACTCTCTCCGCCACATCAAAAAAGCCCTAGAAACTTATTCTAGGGCTTTTTTATTGCTTTATCAGCTATATTCCCACGTTCTCCGAACTATTCTACTAGAAAATATTACCACAGTTTTTAATATTTTCCCGCGTGCGGTACGTTTTTAGGGTGCAAATTGGCAACGGATTGGCAACGGAATTTTGCCGCTCATTCTCTGAGCCGCCGCATAATCGCCGCGTATTCTTTGGGGTATATCAGCTGAATGCACTCCATGTGTTCGTCCATCACTTCTAATAGCCGTTTCATTCCCGCTGAATTTGCGGCAATTGCGAACTCGCTCCCGGATATTTCATCATTTTGTGGCGCAGGAGCGGAGGAATACAAGCTTACGGGGGGAACATCAGCAGAGCGGGAATATTCCGGGAACAGGTGATCTAGAATGGTATAGCACGAGGCCATTAACTGGCATGTCGCCGCAGTTGGGCGCTTCACCGCTTTACATTCTTCGATTGTTTCCAGCAAATCCCGCTCTGCCAACATTTTTTAATCCTCCATACAACGGACGGCCTTTTCCAGAGCCTCTCGCGTCCGGCTGTCCGGCGCTTCATCAATCATGCGCCGCAGCTTATCCACCATATCTTCCTTGGCGTCTGCGCGGCTGTAGCGCCCCATGCTATCGCGTTTACGGCCTCGATAGCTCACGCCGTCCCGGTAATCGGCTCTATAGCCATCCCGTCCATAGTTGCCCATAGCGTACCAGTCCCCGGCGTTACTGTATCCTTCGCCCATCATGATCTTATCCAGATTTTTCATGGTGTGCGTCAGCTTGTCCACGGTTTCCAGATCACCGGCGGACAGTTCGCCTTTTTCGGCGATTTCGTCCAGTTCCCGGCAAAGTGTATCTCTCAACTGTTCCCAGTGCTTCATAATTTCACCTCCTAGGCCACGCGCTCAATCATCAGATTGGCGTTGGCAACATCGATTGCCTGCGCGGAGACATTGCGCACGGATAACGCTACGCAGCACCCACGGGGAACATCCACAAACGCGGAAGTCGCCACGTTGAATGCATCTCCCACGGCGGCGGGTGTTGCCGTCGCCGTAGTGGTGGGAAGCGCTTCACCGCCCAGCGCCAGCGCTACGCTGATAGCCCCAGCGGTTCCCCCGGTAGGCACGGAGATATTTCCCACGAAAAGCACGCGATACCGCGCGATCGGGGAACATCCATTGCAAATGCCCCGAAGTGTCACCAGCCCAGCGCCTTCACGGTGAACAACATACCCCCGCCCGCATTTCACCGGCGCATCGGTAAACAGCACGTTTTGTCCGGCGGGCACCGCCTGGACAGCGTTCGCAGTAAGTTCAACCGCCATGCTAGTCCCTCCTTACGCTACACTCCCGCAGCCGTAGCCGTTACCGTAGCAGCAGTTGGGATTCTGCACCTGATAAGCGGGAACCGGGCGGGGATTGTAGTACGCGAACTGGTTTTCCACATAGCCCTTGATCGTGAGATTCTGGGCATTCTGGGAAGCGGCCAGCTGCGCCATAAAGAGCTGCTGATTCTGATCGGCGATTTTCTGATCTTTCGCCGCCAGCTCCTGGGCAGTCAAGCGCTGGTCAATGGAGCGGAAACCGCAGTTCATGGCATCGATGATATCACGGGTGGTGTTCTGGATGGTGTTCCGGGTGTCGCAGCTCTGGGTAGCCAGATTGTAGTTCACGCCCTGGATAGCGGCACGGTTTTCGCAGCAGCACTCCTGATTTGCCATCTGCATCTGGAAAAGCTGCTGCATCAAGGCAGCCTGCTGATTGCACCGGGAAAGCTCCGCCGCCTGAAAACCGTTGCTGATATTCTGGTTCACGCCTGCAAACCCATTGAGCATACCGGTATTCATGGCATAGAAGCCGTCGCAGACACCGTTGTTCACACTGTCAATTTTCCGCTCAATGTTGGAAAAATCGGACGCGAGAACATACCCGTCCACCACGCCAGCGCCGGTACCACGACCGCCGAAGCCTCCACCCCAGCCGTTGCCGCCCCAGCCAAAGAAGCCGAAGATCAGGAAAATGATGATCCATGCAGACCAATCACCGCCCCAGCCTCCGCCATAGCCGCCGTTGTTTCCATCGGTGACAGCTCTGATATCAGCGGGGGTCATTTCACTTGCTGTAATACTCATTTTGTTCTCCTTTCAAAAGATGAAAAATATAACAAAATCTGGCCAGATTATTGTTTACCTTCTAGGCGCTCCGAAGCCGAACATGCCCCGAAATTGCTCAAACTGCCCCTGCATCTGCTGTGCCATTTGCTGGGCTTGGTTAAGCTGCTGCTGGTTTACACGCCCGCTCTGTACAAGCTGATTAAGCAGTTGCTGCGGGTCTTGCCCCCTCATCTGCTGCATAAATTGGGGGAATTGGGAAATCATCTGCATAGGATTAGGCATCATTGCGTTTTACCTCCGTTTTCTTGGTATCGCGTTTTCCATCCGTCAGCTGGTTCAGCCGTTCCTCCACAGCGGAAAGCCGCTGCTCAAATCCTGCGCTGACTGCCTCCGGGGTAGCTCCCGCATCCCGGATTTTGTATTCATACGCTACAATCGGCATTGGTCGCCCTTGCGCGTCCGTCCGCTTTTCGTAGAATACCGGCTTATTGCTGTCCCAGAGCCGCACAAATCCGTTTGCCGTGACGATAAACGCCTCCGCCGCAGATTCCGAAGCTACCCAAATTCGGTCATCAAGGGGCGGCTGTTGGGGTTGTGCGGGCATCTGCGGTTGCCCGATGGGCATTTGCGGCTGGAAATAGTTGGGCTGAAAATAGCCGGATTGGTAGTTGGGCTGCATATAAGGATTTGCCATCATTCACGCCTCCAAAAATAGATAGGATTTTCGTCCATTGAGTTCCAAGTATCGTACAAAACGCCGTTTCCCACGGCAACAACGTGGTTTTTCAGCGCGACAACGTAGATCCCGTCAGGGTATTCCCGGATAAAATCGCCTACGGTGTAGCAATCCGGGCATTCCGCCGGGATTGCCGCCCGCCTGAATCCGTGCCGCCGTAACACCGCGCCCCATACGTTATTTGCGCTAGGCATATCGCATTGAGTCAGCCCCTCGCTGGCCAGCTCAACGTATGATTGATACCAGTCAATTCCCAGAGCCTTTGCCACAGCTCTTACTGCGCAATCGCCGACTTTCGCGGCGCGGGGATTTGGATTATAGCTTTGAAATTCAGCCATAGGCAACGCCCCCTTCCTGCCTATAGAATAACAAAAAAGTCGGTAGGGAAACTCTCGTTTCCCTACCGACTTACAATCACATATCCTTCAAAAAGCTATCAGAAGTCTATGTTTTTTGGGAGTATGTAGCTATACTCCTGCACACTGTTATAGGAGTTTTTCAACTTCCTAATGTACCTATCTAATGTGGCAAGGGACATGCCGTAAGCGTGGCACTGCTGTACACGGCTCCATCCGGCGGCTCGGGTGCGGATGATCTTTTCCTCCAGCGGCGTTAGAATCGCCAGAGAACAGAACTCATCCAGAATCACCCGATTCCATCGGACTTTATCCACTTATCACATCAGTCCTCCTTGGGGGAACTGTAAGTTCTTGCCTGTTTGCTGTCAGCGATACCGGCAGTGGTAGGATCGTTTACCACGCCCAGGATCACCAGCACACCGAACACGGCGTTGACCACAGCAATGAGGCGGTTGCCCAGCTCGCCGAAGTCCAGGGAGTAGCCAAACACCGCCGCTACGGTCTGCACCAGGAGCAGAACGGCTGGGATGATGGCCAGCCAGAAGCTTTTGTTTTTGATTCGTACAATCCAGTTAATCATTTTGTTTTCCTCCGTTAATTATGCAGCGGAAGTTTCCGCACTTCCTCCATTACACGTTTTGCAGAGCCGTTGCCTCCAGCCTCTGCATATGGCGCATAAAGATAATCGTTCAGGTTCTCGTACTCATCACTGGTGATATACCCGCGCTCCACGTACTTCATTCCGAGAAATACGATCCTATCATGCGCGATTCCCACCAGCAGGCGGGTGTTTGCGCTTTTCTTTGTCCGGCGGGCATCCAGATAGCTCCAGAAGCCCGCCGACCCAATCAGCGTGATTAGAATCGTAACGGCAGTTTTTACCAATTCGTGCATCTCGTTCCTTCTTTCTTATCCATTCCACCGGGCATAGCCGGGACGGGTGTCCACATGAATGCCCCAGCTGTACAGCCCAATGCCGCCAGTGCGCCCCATGACATCCTCCGCCACGGCTTTCATCTGCGCCGGACTTGCTGCGCTGTGCAGATCAGCGGCAAGCCCAAACAGATGCTGAGAATTGGACACGCCGCCGACCTCGGCATTGTGCGCCGCACACCGGACGCCGGAGCCGCCGCCGTCCACGATAGAAATTGGGATACCCAGCCGGTGCCGGATTTCATCTACAGCACGCACCATGGATTCTTGCGGCTCCACCGGGAACCCACCGCAGCGGCCGCAGGGGCATCGAAATTCCTTCCGGGTGAAATACTTGATATCGTCCCAGAATGTTCCCGTTTTCGGCGCGTCCATGCTCTCCGGCTTCTCTACCTTTACCGCCGTCCCGGCGATAGCACCGATGAGCATTTTCTGGGTAGCGGCTCCCGGTATCCCGTCCACGGTAAGCCCGTAGTCGGCCTGAAACGCCGGATAGCCGCTTGGGTATTCCTGCCCTCGATGCCGTCAATTGCGCCGGGAGAATAGCAAGGTAAGTCAACAGGCACTGAATTTGCTTTACCGTCATACGTTCACCTCTTCCCAGCCCTTGGGGTATGCGGACGGCGACCATACATTATTGCCCATCGTTGAACGGTATACTTTACCGCCTTCCGTGCAGCAGTCGCCCTTATTATAGGGGCTAGTAGACATAGCGACGAACGGCAATGCTTTTGCTGGGTCGGTACTCCACGCAAACCCCCACTGTGCTGGAAGTTCCTCTGGCTCCTGGGTGTAGATAGTGCTGTCATAGGGCTGCACCAGCCGCACCACACGGCCAGCAGATGACCGGCACACAAACCCGGCCTTGCGCTCCAGCATGTTTTTGTTTGCGACAGCGGCCTTGAAACTGGGGATGTCGCTATCCGCCGCGTTCAGTTCGGTGCCTGTCATGTCTGGGGCTTTCTCCTGCAAGGCAAGCGCGTTCGCCCGCCCCTGGGCATACATGATGCTTTTTCTTTCCTCTTGTGTCACAGACTGTCAACCCCTTTCTTGTAGGCTTCATCCAGCTCTTTCAGCTGTTCCTCGCCGCCGCTGGCTTTTATCTCCCTGATTTTTTCAAGGATAGCGTTTTTACGCTCTTCGATGGTCATCATGCGTTATTCACCCCCAGAGCGGTTTCAATTTCGGTCAACGCAGATTCATATTCGGTATTCTGAGCAACAACCATCTGATACTGCTCCCGCTCATATTCCCGCTGGGCGGCGTCAAGCTCATCCCAGGGTTTCCACGGGGCAATCATCTCACCAGTAAACACCACGCCATCAGCGCGTGTCCACGTCTGACCCGCCGGGATGAAGCGATAGCCCTGAATATAAATATTGCACTTACCGTCGAAGACATCTGTTTCAATAGGTGTAAGGCCTTCGCCAGGGGTGACGTAGCACTTAAAGTCAGAATCAATGTAAATCATCATTCTTCACCCCATATCTCAGATATTGTCAGCGTCGTTTTGTTGTATCCTCCAGTGGTTATCCATATACCAACGTATCCCGCGGTTACAGCTGAAACGTCAACAGAATACTCGCCGGTTGCCAGGATCTTCATATCTGCGGCAAATGTTGGGTTTTGCTTGGTAGGCCGTTCATTTGCCACCACAAGACTGAATCGGAACTTATGTGTATTGCCCTCTTTGTCCGAGTATGCAGTATTACCAATACCCGTTATTTTGAATTTCAGAGTATTTACTCCTGTCAGATCAATCGAGTTATTCGTGAATGCATTTGCATATCCTACACTGCCACCCCATACTTCTGTAGATAATAGCATGCTATCAGCGTTTAGAGTAAGTACGCCGTCAAAGCTTCCACCAGTCGAGGGATGCTTGGATACTGACCAGCCTCCGGTTACTGCATTATAGGTATTTCCGCTTTTATACAACCAGAGCAAATAGCTAAGCTCAATAGCCACGATTTGACCATCTGTAGTTATAGATACAGTTTCACTTGTGTTTTCTACCCCATCTGTAGCGGCTGCAGTCCAAGTTCCGGCGTTCGGTACAATACAAGCCCATGTACCGCTAGTATCAGGGGCGGATAGAGTCGTTGTGCCGTCAGAGCAAGTGCAGGTCGAACCGGCGGGATATGTGATGTTGATGGTGGCTGCGAAAAATGCAATCACGGTTGAATAATCGGCAGTGACGACAACAGGCTTAGATGAGGTTTGTGACCCATCCATAATCGCAAGTGTCCACGTCCCGCTTGCAAGTCCCTTGAATACCACCACACCGCTGGTGCCGGAGTTCTTGGTTTTTGTCTTGCCGTCCTTGGAAACAGTCACCGTGACGTTCGCCGGGGCTGTGACGGTAAGGGTGCCGCCTGCGCCGCCCCCGGTATTAACTCTGCCGATCATGCGCTTACACCGCCTTTCCAGCAAATAATGGTGGGAATTGTAATTGCCGATTCCGGGGCGCTTGTGGCATACAGATACACGCCACCGTTATAGGTAGCCGCAACAGGGGCAAAATTGCCGTCAATTGCGTCTGCCACGGCAAGAACCACCTCCGGAATCATGGTATCCAGCACCCCCGTCAGCGCAATCGCCGCACGGAATGGATAATCCTGATATGTAGAATCAGCCACAAACGCGGATACCGGTACGCTGGTATCCGTGAACAGAAGCTTTTTCAGCTCCACCGCCGTACCGGCTTCCAGGTCTGCCAGCTCCCGGTTGATGGAATCCAGCACCGATGCGGCTTGCGCCGTGGTATCATCAAGCACATCTTTTACTTGTGCCTGCGTTTCCTGCAGGAGCGTGGAAAACTGACTTTGCATCGTGCTGGTATCAATGCCCACCTTTTCCGTCACCAGCCCACACACCGAAGCGTCAAGCCGCTCATCCGTAATCATGGAAGCGGTAATTGCGGTTGTACCGGCTGCAACTGAAATCCGCGCAAGGCTGATCTGCCGAATTGTGCTGTTGTTTGTCAGCGCCGGGGCTGCTGCCTTCCCAGATTTTGCGCCTTTCAAGATTTTCACTTCCGGATAGTCCACGTAGTTTGTGGTTTTCCACTCCACGATTACGCGATCAATCCGATTCAGAACGCCGTCTGCCGCGTCAACAGCAAGCTGCAATTTGGCACCATCGACGGATTCATTATCAATCCACCACACAATGCCGTTCCTGCCGGAATTTGCCATCCATCCGGTGCCGTCTGAGACTTCCACCGCCATTCCCGGCGTGGAAAGCGCCTGCACGGAGGCATTGCTGCCAGCAGCAAAAACGCCAGATGTGCGGCCATGGTGCCAGCGCATAACGTCTTCTGCGCCTATGTATGTATCTTGGTTATTCGGGAAACTTTTGATATTAGCCATTTAATTTCATTGCCCCCAATGCTGTAAGAATAGGGTCGCCCAGGATAACTTCTGTCCGGGCTTTGTTGCTGTCCAAGGTGTACTTAATGCCCGTAATCCGGGCGCTGAACGATACCCCAAACCGGGCAGATACGCACGATACAATGTCCCCCAGAGCGTAATACTTGCCCAGGTCTTCCGGGTCGATGGATACGGAAAATGACTTTCGCCGGATTCGCTTTCCCAGCTCCATCTGTCCATAAGCACGCGCACGGGCTTTGCAATCAGCCGCAGATTCGTCATTTTCCTGCCGAACAGCTGTTTTGAACCACACTTCCCGGCGATTGTCCCCGGTTGTATCGCCAACAACCTCAACAAAAGTGTTGTCCGTGCCGTTCAAGCTTCCTTGCACATAGGCCACATTGCAGAGGTGGAATCGTCGTCGTTAATTACAAGGTCTTTTGCGCTTCCCTGTTCCTCCGAAAATACAATAGCGTGAATGCCGGCCGTCAGGTCACGCCCTTTGTAAAGGCGGAAAGTGTGTGTCATGTCGTCGGGATTCCAATCCATTGTGTGGCCTATGCCTTTTTCTTCAAGAAACGGGATGATTTCATCCAGCAAATTCCCGCCCATGAAAACATTGTCCGTTTTATCGGTCATCCCGGTTGCCTGTGCAACTTGAATCCTTGTCATTCCCCGGAGATTATCGCTAATTAGCTTGTACACGCCCGTTTCGATAGTTGTCATGTGATATTCCGATGCAATGATGCGCTTATTCAAAAGCCAGTTTGCGGTGTATCCATTCGCAGTTATGCGGTTCGTGGTCGTGTCAATCTTTGTGTTTTCTATCACAAATGTTACGTTTCTGCTCGTATCATACAGGAGATTTCCGACTTTCAGTACGTTAATGTTGTAGTCACTTACCGGCGCAACCAGTATCAGCTTTCCGATGTCGTTGTAGTAAATATTCATGATAACGCTGATTGCGTGCCGGATTTCGTATCTAGTGGAAAAGTCCTCTTTATAGATTTCAAAGCTCATAGCGCAATCCCCACGATCTCCGTTGCGAAATCAATATCAACCTGCAAATTCGCAAGTCCGCTTGTCGCTTCCGGCTTCAACACATTGTCCCCAACTTCCAACTGAAACAAAGTGCTTTTCAGGCTCAACGCGCCCCGGCAATCTCCGTCGACGGATGACGTTACAGTTGTCCGATCGTGCGTGATCTCTACAATCAGGCGCTCCCCGCTGACGATAGTTTTATTTATCAGCAGAAATTTTCCCGTCGCAGCGTTGGTGATCTTGGGGTTCTCCACATCGCCGCTTGCCGAAAGAGTGGCAGTAAACGGGACAGGAACCTGGCCGCGATTCTCCACATTGATAAATTTCGCTTCAAAAAGCTGGCCGAAACGATACGGCCTTGAAATGTTCCATGGGAATTTGAATAGCTTTTGAATGCCGGACAACGTTACCGCTGCGGAATCGTCCTTGCACCAATACGGATACGCCGCCAAAAGGGAAAACTGGAACTGTGCGCCCCATTGTTTCGCCTCAATGTTGGGTGTCGCCGTAGGCCAAACATTCAGATAGTAATCATCCGCATATAGCTTTCCGGAGATATCGGGGCGGATGACGGAAAGCAGATTTTCTTTATTCGCTGCTTGCCCGTCCCCCACCAGATACCCGTTGACATTTACAGGCCGGGGCTGAACGTTTTTGCTCTGAATCGTCGCGCCCGTCTGGTTAATGCCCTTCGCCTGGGACAGGGCTACCGTTACCGTATCAATGCCCGTTGGCTTATTGATAAGATATCCTCCGGCATAATCAAAGGTAACGCTATCCCCGTTTTCGTTCACGTAGCGGAACAACTTGCTTAAATTGTTGAAGTTCGTCAAATCGTCCACCTCGCTTGTGTGAAATACGCTTCTGTAGCCGCTGCCAGTTCAACAGGCGTTTGCGCAACGGACTGGATATTCTGGATGATCGTCACGCCACGCGAACCGCCGGAAAAACCCGCTCCGCCGTAGTCCGCCCCGCCAGACGTCCCCGCAGATTCTTCAGCCCTATACGCTCGCGCTTCCTCGGCGGTGAGGACTTTTTCACCCTTATGGAGGCGCACTAGGTAATCATCGTATGGTACATAATCAAGGCCGCTCTTCGCCCCGGGAACGTTGCTCCCTTTGATATTGGCCTTTATCGTGAGCGTGTAGTTGGCAAAGCTATTTGTCAATCGTGATTTCATTTGAGATGCAAGAGAATCCAGCTTAGCCAAAACTCCGGGGGTGCTGCTATCGATACCGGCAACCAGTCCACTCATGGTATTGGTTGCCGCCTCTGTAGCCGCCGCCTCCTGGTCAAGATCGCCGACCTTTTCCACGTAGCTGTCTGCAGCTTCCTGCATACGAGCTTTCACATTTTCTACGGCCAACGCCAGCCCATCAGTAGACTCGGTTCCTGCAGCCTCATATGCAGAAACTCCGTCCATAAGGGTTGTAAGTTTTCCTCTCAGGCCATCGACACCACCAGACATATCTTCCAGTTCTTCTCGCGCTCCCGCAAGGAATCCGGCTTTTTCACCCGCACTCATGGATGCGAGATATTGAGCTAGTCCGTCAATGCTGATGCCTGCGAGGTCTGCTTTTTCGGAAACAAACGCAAAATCTTCATCGATCTGCTGAAGGACTTCGGTATTTCCTTTAAGATTACCCATGAAATCATCCCACGACATTTTTGCAACTTCTATTTGGGAAGTAAATGCGGACCCCACATCATGCAGCCCGTTATAGATGGTGGTATAGGTATTCTGGTAATCCTCCAAAATGGACTGTGCGGCGGCCGCATATTCCTCAGAAGCAGCCTTTATCACATTTGCGGGCTTTGCCGCTTCCTCGGCGGCGGCCTGCTCCTGCGCTTCCAAATCGGCAAGATTCTGCTTCGCCTGCTTTATGGCTTCGGCTAATCTCTCCATCTCGACGGTGTCACCGCTGAAACCAGCATCCGACGAGAACGCTTCCAGTCTGGCTTTTGAAGCTTCCTCGTACTGCTGCTCAAGCTCTTCTACCTTTGCGCGTGCTTCTTCTACCGTCTGCGGCTCTCCGGCTAACTCTTTGACGAAATCCTTGTGCGCCTTGGTTGCCTTGCCAATGCCAATCGCCAGAGCAGCTACAGCCGCGGCAATCAAGCCAATGGGGTTCGCGTTTATAGCCGTATTCCATGCATACTGCGCCGCAGTTGCAAGGGAAATCTTCCCGGTGAGTACACCAACGGCTATTTCACTGACGGAAAATACACCATTCAGCGTGGCTTCCGCGACTGCCGCTTTCCCGCTTTCCGCTGTGAAGAACGCAAGCGCCGACGCATTTGCCGTGAATATCGTGGCGATATTTGCAATGGCCTTTCCGGCCATACTCGCCCCGATTGCAGTACCGGCAACGGTTGCCGCTGTGGCCGCGAACTCAAACGCCGTGACGAGAAGATCAATAGCGCTATTCGTTTCCCGGAGATACGAAATAGCTTCTGCCGTGGCCGTTCCAACACCGGTAACGATTTGCTGTACACGGGGTATAATGTTCTTTCCGGCTGTAAATACGCTGTCTACAAAGTCCTTGGTAAGTCCTTCCATGTCGGCGCTGCTGTCAGCCATGCCGGTAGCCAGATTTTGCCATGCTGCTTTCATGGACGCTGTGGAACCCTCGATGGTGCCCGCCGCTTCATTTGCCGCATACCCCGCAAGCCCCTGCATTTCGATATAGTCCACAAGGGCGGCTTGGCAGTCAGCCAGATTGTCAATGGTATAGGCGGTAGCCTCGCCGTTTTCTGCGTTCCACTCGTTTACCTTGTCAATCAGCTGCTGGAATCCCTCTTTTGTGGGGGTAATACCCAACTGCAAATTATCCAGCATCGTGAAGTTGGATTTCATGATGCCGTTAAAGGCATTCTGCACGGCTTCTTGGGTGTTTCCGGTTGCCGCCACAACGTCGGCTTCGGCGGTGATAACTTTGTCGGCGAGTTCGGCGGCGGCCTGCACATTGCCGCCAAGGGCGGTTTTCAGGCCGGTAGCAAATCCATTCACCTGCTGCAAATAGTCGTTCTGGCTCATTTGCACGGTCTTGTAGGCGTTTCTCGCTTTCTCCGCCACAAAATCGTAAGCGTCGCCGAACATCAGCTGTGCGCCTCCGGCTAACTGCTCATACCGCGCATAACTGGTGTAGGCCGCTTTGCCAACGTCTGCAACTACCCCGGCAAGCTTCTTTACTCCGGCACTAATCGCGCCACTGGCAAGGTTGGCTTTCAGAACGTCGGCGAATGTGCTTGTTTTGTTTTCAGAATCCTTTAGTTTACGCTCATATTCATCTGTATCCAGCGAAATCGTCGCAAACAGCTCAAATACATTAGTCGCCATCCTGCCCACCGCCTTTCGTCACCAGTTTCAGCCCGGCATTTTTCACCACATCCGCCACGATATCCTCCGCAGACCGCTTTTCCTCCGGCTTCGGGTTGATGATATCCCCGTATCCAATAGATAGATACAATCGCTCATCACGCCCTGCTGTGTTTTGCGTTATCATCTGGATACCGTCGGTAATGTAGCGCCGAAGAATTTCGCGTTCGCATTGCTTTTTCAATTCCATGGGAAGAATGGAGAGGTACGCCCTCGCCCGTACTCTGGGGAGGGCGCACAGTGCGCTGATTATTCGCTCTGCTCCCCACGCCCCCACGATTTGAAAAAACTCAGCAGTTCCTTATCGTTGGAAAGCTCCTTGATCTGCCAAAGCGTCGCCATGGTGCTCTGTGCGGCCACTTCCTCAATGCTCTTTTCACCCATGATGGACAAAATAGCATAAATGTCGGCGCGGTGCGTTTTCAGCAGCAACGGAACAACGGTGGTAATCCTCTGCGCACCAATCAGCATAACGCCGACTTTTGTAGAGTTTTTCTTGTCCACCGGCTTGCCGATTGCGTTCATGATTTCCTCATCAGAAACGAGATTCACAATGTGCGGGGTGATCTCGCACAGCACGTCCAGGCACTCGTCCGTTCCAAGTTGAGATAGTTTTCTCATGCTTAGCCTCCTACAGCGTAGCGGATTCGGCCGCTCCGGCCTTTACGTAAATCTCAAAAGGCGGCGTATCCTGCGCTGTGATGGAATAATGGCCGGTGAACTCGAACGCGAACTGGCCTTTGCTCTTGTCGCCGGTTTTCAGCTGGAAACCGCCAGTAGAAAGGCCGTTCAGCATATGGATGGCCAGATAGCCGCCCTTTTTCGCTCCGTTTTTGTCGGAGTAGTCGGCCACAAGCCAGATGTCCTTGAAATCCTCGGTGGCAATATCGTTTCTGGGCGTGATTTTCCCGGCGGCTTCATCAGCGGCGGCCACCATCGATTTTGCGTTAGTGGCGTTCACAGACACGAAAGTGCCGCTAAGCTTCACCTCCCAGCTTTCCAGCCGTTTCAACTCCTTCGTGTTTTTGGGGCAGTTGTCAATATCTTCGCCGAAATCGGAGAAGCTGGGCGTTGCCGCGAAGGTCAATCCGCCGCTGGTAGCGCCAATAATAGTGCCGTCGGCGACTTCCGCCGTATCGGGCGAAAAGGCCGAAAGCAGAACACCGGCATTCAGCACAAGCTCCTTAAAGGTATCCTGCGGAATCTGTGTAAATTTCATTGATTTCCTCCTATATGGTATTGAAAATTGCGGCAACGTTCAGTTGCCGCAATTTGATGGATTGATCTGATTCAAATGTGGAATTGATGCACCACGGCTCACCGCGCATAAGCCAAACTGTGCCGGTATCACAAGGCAGCTGAATGCCTCCACGTCCTATCGTGCGGGAAATTTCCTCTGCCTTGGCGTTCGGCTCTGCCTCTTTCTCCGTGTGATACCACAGTTTTACCGTCAGCGAGTTTGCCATATCGCCCCACCCGCCGACGGAGACGGAATAGGTAAGGTAGGGCATTACGGTGTCGCTCGGTACCGCTGTATCCGGATACGCGGGGAGATTAAAGCCGGAAAAAAACTTGTAGAGCGCTTCTGTTGCCGTCATTTTGTCAGCTCCCATTTCTCGGCGGTAACCTGGCACATATCCAAAGTGCCGACCGTTGGTGCTTGCTTATCGCTCCCGTTGCTCGTCACTCGGAAAATTGCGCCATCGGAAAGCCGCTTGAATACATCATGGAAAGAAAGCGGATTCGCGCGGCGGGTGGTAATGGTGTACACACTGGTAACGCCCTCCTTCTCCGCGATTCTGGATTGCATGGAGGTATCCAGAATAATAGCCGCGTCGAACTCCGCGCCCTGTGCCCATTCCGTTGCCCAGCCGCCCTCACCATCCGGGGTGCGCTTCTTTTCCATCAGTGCGCACGTGTTATTCAGGTAGTAGTCAAGCAAGCTCATATCTTCCTCCATATCCGCAAGCGCGGCGCAAACACCGTTTTCCAGCTCGTGCTTTCGCCGGAGCCGGACGAACTGCTTGCCTTTGTGTACGAGTAGCCACCGAAAGATTCGCTTTGATACGGGCTTTGTACGGCCTCGGCGTTCTTCTCCTGCCATGTGTTGATTTCTTCCAGAATCGCCAGCACCTCCGGCGGTACGCAGATTTCCGTAACGATTCCGGTATAAGTTTCGTTCCGCAAATCAGCATCACCGTACACGTGAATCCCGTTATTTCTCCGGCTTCCTTCGATCAGGTAGAAATCGCCGGTTTCAAGGCCGGGAATAACGATCCGGTTCCCGGTGATTTCCTCCCCGGTAAACTGCCAGTGCAAGCCTGGGAAGAAATTACGCAGGTACACAAGCAGCTCATACAGGCTTACCGCATGTCCCATGTGATTCCCTCCTTTACCGGCTCTTTACAACTGTCAGAATGTCCGCTTTGTTCATTGCGGCGCTGACCCCGGAAATACCGTTTTCTTTGGCGTACTCCAAAAGCTGCGCTTTCGTCATTCCGTCAAAGTCCACGGTCTCCGGTGCGGTTTTGTCAGCTGTCAGAGCCGCCCTTAACCCCCCGCCGGGGTAACAGTGGCAACGGCGATGCCGTCCAGGTACTCCGCCCACAGTTTCATGCCCATGATGGCGTACATATCGCCGGTAGCCCGGGAGTAGTCGCCCTCGACATGTACGCCGATCAGGTTCGTTTCGCCCTTCACGGTGTAATTCAGCCCCAGCTTGGCAAAGTCGCTGTCGCTCGGGTCAACGTAGTACAGATCGATGTTCTCAACGGGGGTTGCAATCACCTTACCGGCGGCTACGTACTTGTCAGGCAGGAGGAAAAGGGTGTTGTAGCCCAGGAAGTTCTGGACATAGGTAAGGCCAAACATGGTCTGGGTGGTAATCTCCTTATCGCCCAGGTAGTCGTAGAAATCCATGATGTTGGCAAAACCAACGACCTCGGTCACGTCCTTGTCCATGCCCATGAACTTCGCAAGCACCTTGCCCTTGGCCTGCGCGAGCGCCAGCTGCCAGGTCTTGGGGGTCAGCGCCAGAGAGCCGGTAGCCAGGAACGTGTAGAAGTCACCCAAAACCTTGTTCTGCAGGGCAACCAGGAAAGCGTCGTCCGTCTTCTCTACGGCGACCTCTGCGCCGTATTTGGCCACGCTCTCGATAGTAACGCTCTTTGCGTACTTGGCCACCTCGATATCGCCATAGGTGACGGGAGAAACCTTCATCTTGGTGAAGGGGATCTCGTCGCCTTCCGCTACGGTGGCGCCGCCCTGCAAATCGCCGTCTACCTCTGCCTTGTAGGATACCAGTTTCGTGCCGGGCGCCTTGCGGATAGGCCGCATAATGCCAAGAATGGTGCGCAGTGCGTCCCAGTTATCGTTGAACCGGGTTACAAAGTCCACCTCTCGCGCGGACGTGGTGAACTGTGTGGAAATCGTTACGTTTTCTTTTGCTGCCATTTGTACAGCTCCTTTCAAAAAAGTTATTTGTTTTCGCTTGCCATGCTTTCAGCAAGCGCGGCCTGTCTCTCAGCGGTGGACAAAATATACCGGCCTTTATCGTCCTTTTTGTAGATTTCAGCGCGGCTCTTTGCGCCACCAGAGGTGTCAGGCGGGGTCTGTGTTTGGGTGCCGGTTGTGGTAGTCTTACCTATCAAGCCCTTGTAATCGCCGGAAAGCAGCCCATCCAGTGCGGCGGTATCTTTGATACTTTCGCCGTCCAGTTTCAGGCCATCAATTTCAGCTTTGGCTCCACGGATAACCAGCCCCATGCTCTCAGCGGGAATGCCCTTGCTCTGGAAGTACGCCCGTGCAGCCTTTTCCTTTGCGGCGGCGCTCTCCTTAGCGGCAACTCCGTCTTTGAAATCCTGAAAGTCTTTCTTTTCCTTCTCGTACTTGGCCTTGTAGCCGCCGTCAGCGTCTTCCTTTTTCAGATCATCCAATTCCTTTTGAATGTCAGGAAGTTTCTCAGCGTCGGCCTTGTACTTCCCGATATCGGCTTTCAGGCCGTCCACGGTATCGGTGTGTGCTTCAATGATGGTGTCCACCTGTTCGTCGGTAAGCCCCATCCCCTTCAAAAGTTTGCGAGTTAATGCCATTGTTTCAGTCTTCCTTTCTTCGCCCCTATTCTTCGGGGACGACTGTGATATAAAAGCCGCTATACTTCGCGGGTTTTACCAAAATAAACAAAAAAGGAGCCGAACAGCACGCAAAATCTACGTACTGTATCGCCCCTCAAATCGCGTCAGCGTTTTTGAACGCTTCCATAAGTTTGGGAAACTGGATAGCAAAAAATCTACCATTTCCTCGTTTTGTGCCCATTCGGAGTTTTCCGCAAGGCCACTTTCAAATAGGAATGCATGGATAATCTCATGCCGCTTGTTCTTTCTAATCTGAACTTGTAAGTTTTTCTTACAAGTTTGGTCGCCGACATGCTTGCTATAGCTATCCGCAACCAGTTCTTTACTGGTTTCGTCGCAAAACCCATCGCATCCCGCCAGCCGTGAATCTTCATCTTCGCCGCAAACGGAAAGCGTGTATTCAGCTCCAAGAATGTTAATTTTTCTGGTATCCACGCCCTGTCAATCTCCTTTGCTGAGTTCGTCTTTCAGAATATTCTTGTACGTTCCCTGATGATCGGCGATTGACGGCTTAATAAACGGGTGCGCCCGATTGCCAGCTGTCCAATGCCAGATTCCCTGCGCGTCCTGGTATTTCCACGGAGTCGGACGGCCTCCGCCTCCCTCGGCGTATTTGCCCGTTCCCATTTCCTGGTAAATGGCGTATTCGGTAGGAGTTCCAACAATGGCTTTCTTCCCATCCTCCACGGTATGTGTAATGCTGTTGCGCAAATTCCCAGTATCAACGGGGCATAAATCCTTGGCATATTCTACAGCTTTTTCTCCGCAGCGTTCCAATCCGCGCTCACACGCTTCACCAAGTGCGCGGAGGATTTCGTCGGAGTTATCCACAAATGTAACGCTCATTTCCCCTCCTTTTCTGCTTCTTCCAGAGCCGGTCTTGTGCGGTTCGTGGCGGCGCATACGCATAATCCACCACAAGCAGGGATTCCAGCCCGCTTCTTTTTTATCTGGTTGGAAGATTTTGGCATAGAAAAAGCACCATGCAATTTTGCACAGTGCTTTCAGCCCTTGCCATATTCTAATTACAAAGCTTTTCTATCTCTTCCCTCTTGCAGTCCAATAGTTCGTTGTTTTTGTCCAGTTCTACAAGGTAGAAAATGCCACCAGTATCACGAACATCGACGACAATTCCTGTGTCGCCTGTCTTGAGGACTTTTACATGGTCGTATTCTTTAATCATGCTTCCCCACCTCGATTCTTTCTAAAACTGGTTACAATTCTCGGTTTGCTATCCGGCGTATCTTGTATCCACCCCGTAACAAAAGACCGCTTCTTTGTAACTCCCAACTCCATGTAGATGTTAAATTGAGTTGCTCCGCCGCCCAATTCCTTGAACTCCACAGCTTTGCTCATATCAAACTGCCTTGCCATATCGTATCGCAGCTTAAGCGGATTATCTGCTGTGTAGCCAACATCGAAGAACTGGTCGGCGTGCTTTGCCCCATCTTTCAGGAAATATCCCGTGTATTTCTTCGGAGTAGTTATACACTCAGCATTCTTTACAACATCGGTCTGCCGTTTCGTTGTTTTGAGCGTCTCCCACCCATCAATATCATTATACTTCAAATCTTGGAATTTTGCAAACGTTTTCGGGGCTTTATTTCCCAAAACATTTACAAAATCAGCATATTGCCGTTGGTCGGCCTGATAGTTCTTGCCAGCTTTTACCATGCCCGCCCATTTTTCTGGGGGATACTGCGCTTTCTTCTCGTCGTACCATTCTTTGTACGATTTTTTCTTGATAAGCTCATATTCCCCAGTTTCGGGATTCTTCACGCGCATCATGTGGGGTTCTGCTTCCAGATCATCGTCCGTGGCATTCACCACCGTGCAGCGGCAATTATACAGCTCATGCCCAGGCGCTCCCAACGAGCCATCACCGGGGAACATCATCTTATAGCCGCCGACATCGAACGGCTGATCGTAGTCCACAATCTGATTGTCTGCCATACCGTGATCGTGGCGGGTGCGCAAATCCTTTGTGGCTACCCACTTTTTCTTGGATTTAATGCCACACATTTCGTCCGCGGCGGCGTAGCTGTCCATTCTACCGGCATTCTGTGCGGCGGTAACTGCCGTTCTTGCCGCTCGAATGGCGCTTACACGGCTCATTGTGACGATTCTGGACTGCAAATCGTCGGATATCTGCTTGATGCTTCTGCCTTGCAAAATGGAGCCTGTAACGCTTGCTGTAATCTGCTGCTTGCCAAAAGCCAAATCAATGCCCCGCTTTAGCGCCAGCCTTTCGGGGTAGTATGGCATTACGTCCGGCTGCTCCACAATTAAGCGCTTTACGGTCTGCTCGTCAAAAAGCGTAAAATCCGCGCTCGGGTGAACGCTCTCGATGGTGTAAGCGGTGTAATTTCGATTCAGGGAGTAGACTCCAGGCGTAGCGTCGTTCACATAGGCAAGCGCCACCTCTTTTGCTTCCGTCGCACGTTTGGCCAGCTTGTCCCGGAGCGCTTCCAACCGTGCCCCGCGCCCCATCTGGTTCAGCCGCCATTGTTGGTAGTCCTTTTCAGTCCACTCCTTACCGTTGCGCTTCTGGCCTATCAAGTCCTGCATCTTCTTATCCTGATCGGCGAAATGCTTGAAAAAAGCGTCTATTTCCTCTTGCAGATCTTTAGCCGCTTTAGAATATACGGAGTTAATGCGGCGCTCCAAGTCGGCAAGCGCCCTATCGGTTCCTCTATCGGCTTCATTCGGTCTGGCCATCCTCATCACCGCCGTAAACCGTATTTATGTCAGCGTCCGCTTTCCTTTTCAGGATTTCCGGCACTTCCTCCGGCAAAAGAAACGGGAGGTGTTTCAGAACCGTTTCTTCATCAAGGAACGCAGCCGCCGAAAGCACCATATTTGTTTCCTCGGTGCGATTTATTACCTTGTTCCACGTAAATTCCGGCTGTGGATTGCCGATGCCAGCAACAGCGCAAATCTGCCGAATGAAATCTATCAAGAAATACTCGAAATCGGCACATTTGTTGTCCTGTGGCTGATACGCCGCCGAAATCTCTGTAGCCGTTTTCTCAGCGCCCGCCAGAGCCGTCACATCAAGCATCTGGGCGTCTTCGTACAGGTCACGGCGTAAAATATCCAGCATGGTTTTTCGGGCTTCTACGGGAACGTCAAGGGTGTGGGCTTCTGCTGCCGTTCCATCGGAACTATCTACCACATTCGCTTTTACGCTCTTCATTCTCTGAATGAACTGCGCCAAATCCTTATCGTCCATAGCGCCGGTATTATGCAGAATCCAGTAAATTCCGCTGGTATCGTCAATTTGGTTGGCAAACCCGGATTTGATAAAATCATAGCAGTCTATGGAGCCGCGCAACCCAACGAGTTCGCTTTCGTGGGTATCGTTGCCATACAATACCGCAATAGGCAGGCGGGTGTAGTTCTCGTCGCACACATCCACAACGCCTAGATCGTTCCTCAACTCCTTGTGGATATATGCGCGTTTCTCGGCCATGGGCTGCGCGTCGTCGCTTCCCTCCGCGCTCCATTCGCTTACGCCATCGAGTTCGTAAAGCGTAGCCCGGAAAACAGTTTTTCGTCCGGTCTCCCGGAACCAGTACCGAATACCGGCCATCAGCTCCGACGTTTTTTCATCCAGCAGCGGAACAAATCCCGGATTTCCGGGAGTATCGGCGAACGAAAACACTTCCAGATGATCGAGATTCCAATATCCGTAGGAAACGCCCTGCGCCAGTGCCAATTTTGCCGCCGTTTGCAGCTTATTGTCGAAGTCCGCGCCCAGCTTTTCCTTTTCGTCCATGCTTACGCCATTGGCGCAAATATAGCCCACTTCCTGCGTCACCAGCCGCCGAAACATGAGCGTTTTAAGCCGGTAGTCGCTGCTCCAAATATCAGGAGTTTTGTTCCCAGATAAGGTAAAAAGGAACTTCTGGAATTTCTCAATGGTGATATTATGCTTGTTATAGTACGCCATACCGTCAGCGGCGTCTTTGTACGCCTTGCTGCTCTGGTGCTCTCGCACTGCATCACGTATGAATTCCCCGGTAGTCCCCTTTGCAATGGCTTCTTCCAAATCTTGATAAATTTTCATTTATTTTCTCCAATATGTGAATTTGCTATTTACAAGAACGCAGCAGCCGCAGGGCAAAGTTCCGCTTCCTTTTTGCCCCATAGCCGCCTAACGACGCAAGCCAGGCTATCCGGCGCATCATCGTGTTCCGCTTCCTCGTTGTAGTCGCAAATCTGATTGATGTAAGATTTGTCTGTGCCGTTCACAAATACAACGTTTTTCCACTCCGGCTTCAAAATGCTGGAAATTTTTTCGAATTTGTTCTGGTTTTCGTGGTATTCCACGCACCGCTCGCCCATCCGCCGCAAATCCTTTGCCAAATAGCCTTTATCGCCGTTATTTTCGCAGTAGATCACGCCAGCATTAAAATCCTTTCGATATCGGATAATATCATTTTTGCAATCATCTACATGCTTTCTCCACATCTTGCCAAATACGTAATATTTTCCTTCCTTTTTGTGGCAAATCGTGAGCGCTGTGTAATCCTCGCCACCATAGGCCGCGTCAACGTGGCAAATACCCTGCTCCGCAAGGGCAGGGTCAGCTCCGGTAACAGGATCTGTGAAAATAATATCGTCAGACGCAATATGCCGCAGCTCATAGTTCGCGGCAAACAGAGAGGCTGTCATGCTGTCCCGAATCTTGGAAAGCGTATCTGCGGATATAAGCCCTGTCTGGTAGCAATCGAAGCATTTCGCCTCCGGCATCAGCGTGAAGCAGTCTTCCTTGTGCCATGGTGTGCCAGTATTAAAAATGCGCCCACCCCGATTTTTGATATTCTGCAATTCCTGATAGATGATTTTGGTATGATCTCGTTCGGCCTTTGAAATTCGATCCTGCACGTTGACAATATCATCCGTGAATATAATATCGAAGTGCTTGCCAGTCAGAGATCCGGAAATACCGCAGCCGTAGAGCTGCACCGTTCCCTTCGCATCATTGCTTAGATTGGTATTGATTTCTACAGCGGACGCGGTTGTCAGCGCAAGCGGCCTACCGTGAATTACTTCGCATACCGCCTGCATATACGGGGACATAAGAATATTCTGAACCTGCCGGATGACTTCCTTCACGTCGCTGTCCGTCTTGCGCATGAACATGATCTTTTTATTCGGAAGAAGTACGATTAAGCAAGCAAGGGCAATGGATACGCAAGTCGTTTTGTAGCTGCCTCGATGCGCCTGCAAAGTCTTGTCGCTTTTTGCGCGAATCATCTCCCGCATCCATGCATTGTGCAGCTTTACGTTTAAGTCTTTGAAGCCTACCGCCCATCCAATCTTGATTGGCTCATCCCTCAAAAGATGAACCGCTTCCGCTCTCGTCATCCTCCAACACCATCTTTTCCAGCTCGTCCAGAGCAATGCCCTTTGCATCAGCTACGGTCACGTCGATGTTATCGCGCTGCCCCAAAAACTGTTTCCCGAGAAAAATCGCCATTGTAGCGTTCTTTTCAGCCAATCGCCACTGACTTCTCCGCAGCGAAATTTTCCCCGCTCCTCGCTTTTGCCTAAATACCTCGGAAAAACTGGCATGATAGGTGCGTTTACACCAACTATCCAATGTTTTATCGGTCACATCAAACCAACCACAGATTTCCTCAAGCGTGCACTGCAGGCCGCAGAGGTTCTCGAACTGCTTCTGATCTATTTCCTTTCTTGGCCTTGCCATACGCGCCCTCCTTTCTCTGCTGGCGTTTGATAAACTTCTCCATGTCCCGCTTTAGATATGGGCTATTTGTTTTGGCAATAATTGCCTGTGCTTCTTCAATCGTCATGTCCAAGCCCTGCCACGATTTTCTTTTCTCTGTCGGAAAGTTCCCACACGTTTGTATTACATACTCTTACTTTCTCGGCAGCAGCCTTTTCCGCAGCAGCCTTTTCCGATAGCAAAAAGCCGGAGCCGAACAAGCCTTTCCCCGACGCTTTCTGTGCGTCAAGCGCGCGGATAAAATGTGCATCTCTTTCGCTAATTTCAAGGCTTACGCCGTGAGCTGCCATATAACACAGCATCGTTGCTGTCAAAACCTCATCTGGATATGAGTATTTCGGCAGTTCTCTGTGCAACTTTTTGAGATTCTTTTTGTTCTCGTCATCCAGTATTTCTCTTAAATCAGCGGCAGCGACAATCTTATTGCCCCCCATGTTGGTAACAAACGACGTATTGACAGACGCGCCGTTTTCATACACAACTCCGCACCCGCACGCCACATAGTTTGCCGAGCCGCGCATAATTCCGAGGAGTGTAAGCGTTGGAGCGAACAGAAAGAAGTTGATTCTCTTGCTTGTGTACCACTCGCAGATTTCTGAAATAATGGAAAAAGGTGGATTGTCTATCACAACACACCCGGAAGGGTATTTCTCGCTTTTATAATCTCCGCCCGGATAAAACGGGCGCACAATCGCGGCATTGCCAATTTCGTACTTCTCAGCCACCCAATCTCTTACCGCGTCGTAGATGTTATCCGGCGTGTAGCAATCGTCCGTTGTTTTCTTCGCCTGGAACTTTTCAAGGAAAGCTTGGTAGTCCTCATCATCGTCTGAAAGCTCTCCACGCTCCATCCTTTCCCGGAACTCCTTCTCTCTTTGCTCGTTGGCCATTTCTTCAATTTCGGGCTCGTCCAGCTCCGGAAAAGAAAAGTCAAAATCAAACGCCGACAAATCTAGCTCCGGCAACTCATCAGCCAGCAGATCAAAGTCCCAATCGCTCTCGTTGCTTTTATTATCCACCAGCCGCAGTGCGTTCACCTGCTCCGGTGTCAGATCGTCCACGCAGACGCACGGCACTTCTTCCATGCCCAGCTTCTTTGCCGCCATAGCGCGGCAGTGTCCGATTACGATCACCCCGTCACGGTCAATCACAATTGGCTGCACAAAGCCGTACTGCTTGATGCTCTCTGCCACATTGGCAATCTGCTTTTTATCGTGCTTCTTGGCGTTCTTTGCATACGGGACAATTTCGCTAAGCTTTTTCTGAACGATATTCATATCTCAACGCCACCCTTCATTTTGATATTTTATGAAGGCGCGAGCCGATTTGAACGGCCTTCTGTTGGGGAGAGGGCACCCGACTCGCTGTCTGCCGCGCCATGCAAAAAGAGGCTCAGGAACAACCCCAAGCCTCTTGCGCTTTTTCTTTTTTACCAGTATAGCACATCCAAACTGAAAAATCTTCCGGTTTTTTTCCGGTTTTTCAAATTTCTGCGCATCCGTACAGGGAAATCGTAAAATGGTGAAGCGCCGAATCCTTTCGCGCATAAACCTGAGATTTTTCAATCCCAAATTCTTCGCACAGCCTGTCCACATTTCCCCTCGCGGGCTTTATGTAGAATCTATCCAGCACCTTCCGCTCATCGTCTGTGAGGACTTCAAGCCCGGAATCCACAAGCGACACCCATTTTCTCGCCTGTTCCAGCGAACGCGCCAGCTCCTCCCGGTGAACGATATTCGATAGCATCATATCTTCCCGGCCGGAGCCACCGCCGCTTACCGGCGTACCGTCAGCCGTGGCGCTTCGGATACTCTGCATAGCGGATTCCAGCCGCGCCATTTCTTCGGGAATGCTTTTCAGGGACTGTTTCTTTGCACTGTACTCCTTTAGCTTTTCAATGGCCTCATACTTCCAGTTCATTCCGTTCCTCCTTGCATATCTTATTAAATCCCTGTATAGATATACACAATACACACAAGATATAGCATTATATTATATATGCTATACAGGGATAAAGCTATAATATTAAATTCCGTCTCCTGTTTTTCGTTTTTGCCCTCCTTTCGGTGCAATCCTTCCCAGGCGGGCAAGGCCGCTTTTCCCCGCGGACGAATATGTAATTGCAGCACCGGCTGCCTTCATAATATCCGTAGAAGTAGCCGCACCCGACGCAATACTTCCTGCCGTCCCTGTACTCCACATTACCGCCCCATTTCCTTATCCCGCGTCAGCCGCCGCTTTCCTGTCACGGTATCTCCTTTGAGCGGCTCTCTGAGCGTGGGCTTTCTGGCACTCCAAACTGCAATAGATTTTCTGCTTGATCTTGCCCTGTGTGAATTCCTTCCCGCACTGTGGGCAGATTTTGGAAATGCCCTGCGGGGCTTCCACGTCCTCCACATCGGCCTGAATTGGCGGGTGGTATCCGTACATTGCCATGTACTTCCCGTAACTCGTCCCGGCCTTCTGGGCGGCTATGGAGCACAGGGTAAGATGGTCCGGTTTCTTGCTCATGGTTCTCACTCCTTTATTTCCCGCCACAGCTCGATGACTTCCTTGACGATTGTAAGAATCCCCCATACCAGCCCCGTGGCAATAAGCACGCAGAAAAGCAGGAACACAATCACAGCGAACACAGCCGCGATAACTTTAGCCATTTTCTGCGCCCCCTTTCTTTCGTTCGCCGTAGCTGCAAAAGCCGTTCATTTCCACGCAAACAGCCTCGCCCTTGTAACCTCTGACATTTGGGTAAGGCTCGGTGTGCAGCATACACATAGGATTCTCGTCTCCCTGCCGGTGGATGCAGTCCCGGCAGCGGACGATATGGAGCGTTTCAATGAACCCGTCTGCGAAACCAGCGTCATACCCCGCCTTGTACTGCCCCCGATCATATTTCAGAGCTTTCAGAAGTTCTTCCCGATTCACCCGGATACCGATCTTTATAATCGCCTGTACTACGGCATCTCCGATAGCATCCTGGAAGTCGCTTAAATTCAAGCTGGCAGGTGGGGTGTAGCCGTTAAGTTCTTCCATTTTCATCCACCTTTCGCTCCCCATAACTGCAAAAATCATTGCCGTCTACCTCATTTGGGGACATGCCCTGCTCATATTGCCAATGATAGCAATACCCAAATGGTGTTCCTCCATTGTTGGTGGGGTGCTTGCCTATTTCCTCAAATGTAATGCAGTCCCGGCACCTGACAACCGGCACCATGGATTTCATTTTTTCTTTCGCGTCCAGCAGTTGGGCGTTGCGCGAAATCAGCTGCTTCTGCACACACGTAAACTCTGCGAGTGATACAGCTCGCACGGTGGGCATGCTATCGACCGAGCAAAGCGCCACATCCTCATTAAAATTAGGTATAACGCCAGAAATTTTTATAATCTCAGTTGTAAGTAAATCAGCATCAATCAGCCTCATAAAAATTCTCCTTCCTCGGCATCTCTTTCAGCCAGCGTCTGACGGCAAAGAACCGAATGCGTGACGGCTGATTCTTCGCCCACCGCTCAATAGCGGCGGCGTAAGCAATTCTAGCATTAAGGCGCTGGCGGTGTTCTTGCCTTTCACTCATTTCCAATACCTCCATTTTTCGTAAGATATTTAATTTCTTCTTGCACCAGCGTTCGGTTGCTCATGATAATATGTGATTTTGTAACCCTGTTGGGGCAAGCCACGCACTCGCACTTGTAGGGGTTGCTGCTCCAATTATCCCGGAAAGGGCAACTGGAGTTGAAACAGTCTGTCACTCTCCATCGCCTCCCTTCGGTGGCGCAGGCATTGGCCTCCAGCGCGTAATTTCTCCCGGCTCTCGCTTAAAGTTCCCTGCTACCCACGTTCCATCATCGGATATGTAGCCTTCTCGCACTATCGGGAATGGCTCTTCACCGGGCATTTCAACCAGAACGGATGCGAAGGCATCAGGTAATTTCTCACTGCGCGGAATCCATCGCTCCGTTTTTACTTCCTCCGGCGAAAGCCCCGTATCCTCATATTGTGCAAGGCGAGTATAGAGTTTCTGCACGATGCAGCCATTTCGGCACCCACCCGGCTTATTGCTGGGGCGTATGCAATAGTTATCCTGCCCGCAGCATTCCCACGGATCAAGATTTTGCCAGTGTTCAACCGTCAATCGTTTCATCGTTTTCCTCCTTCGGCAATTCTGGAAGCGGCTGCCAGTGGGTGATTTCAACATCGTCATCCACCTGATCCGTTTCGTTCGCGCCGCACTCTACAAGCAAATCTTCGCAAACACACGACCACCAATACCAAGCCCCCCTGTAATAGACAGCAGTCGCTTTTTGCGGAACGTCCTTCATGTACCGGTAGTACGGCATCGGGTTGTGATTTACCCACACCACATTTACAGGTTCAAGTTCTTCCGGCGGCCTCTCACTGCACGAAATCCACCTAGTCCGCTCCAACGCCTCCATTCCCATCCGACAAGCCTCATTCACGGGGTCTATACTTTCGTAATGCTCCCGGTGTTCCGGGTCAAGGATTTCAATTGCTCGGTCAATCGTCATTTGTTTCGTCCTCCAAATCCATTTTGCATCCACACCCCGGGCAGTAGTTGTACCCCAGCAGCTGCACATCCTCGTCAACCTCAAAGCACCATTCTCCGCCGCAGGCAGAGCATTGGATTGTTACAAGGCTGCTCCAATCATCGTCGGTTCGCAACCATTCCCCATGCCGCACCGGCTCCACATCGGCGGCGGGGACAATATCGAAAACAGATGCAACTGCCTTTAACAGCTCCTGCCTCTTATACACCAAGTTGATTTGCCTTGCACCATCAGCAGCAGCCATAGCAAGATTCCATTCGCCGTATGCGTGTTCCGCTGCCTTTATTGCCGCCTCACGGCTGATGTAATCACTCATTTCAATTCCTCCACATAGCACCAACTCTGGGGCGCACGATTCAAACGGCGTTCTTCGCTTGTCAGGCAACCAGCGTATTCACCGGTATTTTCCCAAAGCTGGCATTTATCGCAATCCTGAGTACCGCAACATTTCCGGAACTGGGGCAGTTCCTTCGGCGTATCGTATATTTTCAGGTCGGAGATATGCCAGCCGTACATTGCCTCCCTTCCGAACGCATAATACCGAAATTCTTTCTCTGTTAGACATGCAGATTTCAAATCCTCGTCGTCAATCTCCCACCAACTATCACCGCAGTCGTAATCCATTCCGATTTCCGGGTGCGGGCAGTAATCGTAGTTGTACGTTGCTATGTTGTCACATGCGAACTCACCGACAACTATTTTCCCACCGCTCACATTGCATACCATCCCGCCATTAACTTTAACTTTGTAACTCAGGTTTCCGGCAGTGCAATAAATGTAAACCTTGAAAGGCGCTTCCAGTTTCGGACGGGTCTTTCTGACTTCCAGCGTCTTTTCCCCGCTCAGGATTTTCTCCACCCACTCCGGGCGGATGCTGATAAGTACCGATTTAGCCATTGTCAGCCCTCCGGTTCCAAGCCTCAATTGCCGCGGCTTTGTTCTTACAGCAGCCACTTGAAGCCCCGCATCCTCCAGCAATGGAGTCACAAACAACCTGAAACTGGCTGTTATATAAGTCGTAGTTTTCATCGTATTTGTCCATAAGCTCAATTTCCGCAACACTTCCAACAAAAATCTTTGTTCCCCCGCAAAACGGGCAGGGCTTCAATTTGATTTCGTCCATATTTCTCCTTCCCGCCCGGGTTGCCCCGGGCTTATCCCCATATTCTGGCCGCAATTTCTTCATATGAAAAATTCTTGCTTGCCCAAAGTCGGGCGGTAAAATTCGCATAATTCCGGCTGAATCCTTCGGCCATCAGCAGTTTTACAAAACGTTTTCGTGTCATTGTCCTCTCCTAACAGTGTCGATTTCGAGGCGGTTAAACCATTTCCGTGACCTCACGAAAATGGCCTATCCCCACTGTTCCGCCTAATGCCCCCGCGCCCGGAACGCCTTGCACACGGTTTGCGATTCCTCGCAGGCTATCAGGACTTTCATTTCTCGCTTTCCTCCACCGGGGAGCGTAGCCATTTCAGCCAGCAATCATTGCAATTTTTCGTGGGATCGCAAATAGAAGGAGTTGGACAATAATGTATGTTGCTAAGGTACTCTGCCAGCTCCTCGTCCGTCATGTTCCGGATGCGGTCGGCGTTGGTCATCGGCTCATACCGGTCTTTCAGGCCTTCATCGTGAATGCAGCCGTCGCAAGCCGCCCATCCGTCCGGGGCAATTCGGTACTTGCAGCTGGTGCATAGCTCATTTTTCATTTCCCATTCCCTTTCTGTTTGCCTTTATTACCCCGAGGGACTTTCCCCCACCTTGGCGGGGTGCAATTCCGCTTCACCGGCTTGAAATAGCCGTACATTTTCGCCTCGCTCATTGAAAATCCTCCGAATCAAAAAAGCTCATACCCTGCACCGCTTCCTGCTCTGCTTTCTTTTTCTCGGCCTTTTCCTGCGCCATCCGCTCGGCCTTGTAAGCGTTGTATTTCTGCCGGTACTCGTAGGATTTCCCGAAGATGTTCCACGCAGCTTTTACCAAGTTCGGCTCATATGGCCGTATCAGCTCCAAATCCGCAATGGCCTTGTAGGAAATTGGGCAGCCGCAGCAACCGGTACGGGTAAGCCCGTAGACCTCATATGCATCCGAGTACCGGAGGCCGTAATACTCCTTGTACCATGCCTTATCCGCATCCGAAACATAGTACAGCGGGCGAAGCCGATACTGCCCGGAGCTGGTTTCCGTGAAACAAAGAGATGTGTTGTCCTTCCGGGGAACGGAACGCATACCGCCCTCGTCCCGGCGCTCACCAGTAATCACCATGTCGTAGCCCTTCTGAATCTGATGTGCAACATTTTTCTTGCAGTATGTGCAACAGTCGGCGGAAATCTTAAAATCCGGTGGATACTCCCCGATGAAGTCCCGCATGTACTTGCTGGAATTGATTACCAGCTGAATATTCGGCCTTGGCTCTCCCTTGGAATTGCAGCAGCACAGAAAGTTCAGGACGCTTTCGCACTTCGGATAGCGCTCCCGAAGCTCCTGCCGCTTTGCCTCCTTGTCCTCCGCCTGATCGTACTCCTGAGCAACGGAGAGCGGAACGTCCTTTTTCTGCCACTCAGAAAGCCCGGCGGACATGATCTTGGAAACGAACGGAATGCCGTATTTCCGGGAAGCCATGACAATATTCGTTTTCGGGCGTACTGTCTCGATCTCCACGCCATATTTCTCAGCCGTGGCCTTGACGTGATCTTTCGTGGCCTTCATTTCAAGGCCGGTATTGAAGAAAACGTATTTCACCGGCGGCAATCCGAAAATTTCCCGCGTCCGCTCGATCACATCAATCAGAATATCGCTGTCCGCACCACCGGAGTAGCTGCATATGGCGTTGGGATGCTGCTTCAGGTGCCTTGCAACAATGCTCTGAATGGCCTGAAACTTGGCAGGCGCGTCGAAGTCCGCATAGGCCGGACGATCTGTGTACACTCTGCTTTTGTACTCATTTTTCATAAATGATCCCCTCTCTCACCAAATCCGGGTGCTCATACCGGAAAAATTGGCGTTGTTTTTTGTGGTTTTTCCCTAGTTTCATGATGTTTTTGTTCCAGTTATCGATGAAATACTTTCCCCATGCCTTGCAGCCGTCCCCGTTGGTGGGGCAATCGTCCCGCGTGCAGTTTCTGCAAAAGGGGCTCTCCGAGCTGATGTACTGGCCAGGGCGTTCCTTTTCCTTGTCTACTTCGTTTTTCATACTCCACCGCCTTCCGGTAGCATTTCAAAGTCCATCTTCCCGGCCAGCTCGGCGATAAAGCTCTTTACCGCTCCGGGGAGCTTCTGGTAATCGTCCTCCCGCTTCTGGCACAGTTGGAATGATCTCTGGAAATTCGATGCAACCACGGACTGCACCGTTTCTGCGTCCATCAGCGCCCATTCCTTGAGCTGAGCGGGGCTTCCCACCGTCCGCTGTACCGCCGGTGGCAGCTTACGAAACTCGTCATCTGCGCCGTATACGCTGTTTCTCAGTGCACCTGCAACCAACCCCCACGCCTCCATCTGGGTCATCTGCTGGGGCGACTGCATCCGATGGAGCATATCTTTCAGCTTCCCGATGGTGGGCATAAAGCCGCCGGTATCCGTCGCTATGTACGCTTTTGCAGCGGCGGCAACGGCCTCAAATGGCTCCTCGGAGAACATATCCGCCCAAAGATTGACTTTCACGTTTGCCGCCTCTTTGGACATTCCCCGGAAAGAATCGGGATAATTTGCCTGTAAAAGCGTTAGAATCTGGTACGCTTCCTGTTTATCCATTCCCAAATTCCTCCCTGTACATCTCCGCCAGACGGTCAACGCCGCTGGTGTAGCCGCCCGGCTTCTGGTTTGCCGCAGGTCTAGCCGAATTCTGCTCCCTGGAGAGCCAGGAGTTGACAAAGCGCATGATCCCGGCTTTTGTTTTCCTGTTTTTTGGATTTGCCAGAAGCCAGCCACGCATACTCCGCAACTGCTGGGCTACATCCACGGCGGGATACAGGCCGGACAACTCGGCAACCATCTCCACGGAAATCTCAAAATCCGTGCCGTCAACCAGCGGAAGCACCGCCGCAGGCGGGGGGCTGCTCGGCAGCTCGCCGCAAACCTCCGAAGGAGGTATATC